ACCAACGGGATATTGAATATAAAAAAGCTTTTCTAAATAGCATAACCACAAGTAGAACCAATTTAGATACTCGGGCAACTGGGCAATATAAAGATTCTCTACGAGAAAGTTTTGAAGAGCAGCAAAAATTAAGAAAACAATTTTCTTGGATATTTAAGGGATAAAAAATGGCAGGAAACGAGAACACCAAAAATACAGAATCACCACTTTTTAAAAGATTAACGCGTTTGTTTTCTGGTCCGATTATTAACTATAGGACGCAAAATACAAGACAACTTCGAAGAAGAAGATTAGATAAGTATGCCAATACTTTTAAAGATGTTGCTGGTCAAAAATTTGAGAGATCAGGTTACAATCCTCTAGACAACTTCTCAAATTACAATATGAGCACTCAAAGCCGTTTAGTTAGATACGCTGATTTTGAACAGATGGAGTATACTCCAGAGTTGGCTTCTGCTTTAGATATATTTGCTGACGAAATGACAACATTTAATGTTTACAACAGAATGCTGAAGATTCAATGTCACGACGAAGAGATTAAACAAATTTTAGAAACGCTTTACTACAAAGTACTTAACATAGAATTCAATCTTTTTGGTTGGGCAAGAACTATGTGTAAGTATGGCGACTTCTATTTATACATGGACATTGACTCACATCTCGGTGTAAAGAACGTTATTGGTCTTCCTTCCCGAGAGATAGAAAGACTTGAGGGCGAAGATAAACAAAACCCAAACTATGTTCAGTTCCAATGGAACAGCGCAGGTGTAACCTTTGAAAACTGGCAGGTTGCCCACTTCCGTATCTTAGGAAACGATAAGTTTGCTCCTTATGGCACATCAATTCTTGATCCCGCTCGTAGAATCTGGAGACAGCTGACTCTTCTTGAAGATGCTATGATGGCTTATCGTATCGTTCGATCACCAGAAAGAAAAGTGTTTTATGTTGACGTTGGAAACATACCGCCACAAGATGTAGAAAACTTTATGCAGCGTTTCATTACGTCAATGAAAAGAAATCAAGTCGTAGACCCAGACACAGGTAAAGTTGACCTTCGTTATAACCCTATGTCAGTTGAAGAAGATTACTTTATTCCAGTTCGCGGTGGAGTAAAAACAGAAATTCAATCATTACCAGGAGGCTCATTTACGGGCGATATCGATGATGTAAAATATTTAAGAGATAAAATGTTCTCCGCTCTTAAGATACCACAATCTTATCTCATCAGAGGTGAAGGTGGAGAGGAAGAAAAAGGAGCCTTAGCTCAGAAGGATATTCGCTTTGCTAGAACAGTTCAAAGACTTCAGCGTTCTTTAATTTCAGAAATGGAAAAGATAGCAACTATTCACCTTTATGTTCTTGGGTATCGTGGTGATGACTTAATTAATTTTAAGTTAAAACTTAACAATCCCTCTAAGATTTCCGAGTTACAAGAGCTTGAAACCTGGAATACGAAGTTTAGTGTGGCTTCACAAGCAACAGAGGGTTATTTCTCAAAACGTTGGATTGCTGAAAACATTTTCGACGTGTCGGAAGATGAGTACCTGAGAAATCAACGAGAAATTTTTTATGATAAGCAAATAGCAACTGCTTTAGAACAAGTAGCCGAGGAAGCCGCCTCTGATGCGGTTGGAGGAGCACTAGGCGACCTTGGAGGTGGCGACCTTGGAGGTGATGATCTTGGCGGCGGTGATCTTGGCGAAGAAGAGTTGGGTGGAGAAGAGTTAGGTGGAGAAGAGTTGGGTGGAGAAGAGCCTGCAGCAGAAGACGCTACTTTACTCGCTGAACCAGGAGCAGAGCCTGCGGAAGAGACTCCTCCTGGTAAACGAGATGACAATCCCACTTATAAAGTTGTAAGTAAAAAAACTGGTGAAACAACAACTACCAAATCAAAGGGTAAAAAGTACACACCGGTAAAAGTTGACAAAAGAGATGATGGAGCAAGAAAAAGATCTTATCGCTCAAACCATTCGCATGAGATATCAAGAATGCCGGATCGTCAAGTGAGAATGAACTTATCAAAGAACGCCGCGGCAATGTTGGGTTTAGACTCTTTCAAGACTACCGGTAAAGGCATTTTTGAGAATAAAAGTACTAATTACGAAGAAGAAGAAAAACAAATCTTCGAAGTTAGAGATGATATAAAAGAAATCTTTAAAGATTTGGAGCAAGATTAAATGGCAAAACATAATAAAAAAAGGAACACTGCTTTTATCTACGAAGCATTGGTTCGTGAGATTGTTAAACAATCAGTAGCAAAAAACAACGATAAAAGAAATATTGCCATTAAAATTATGAAAGAATCATTTGCTCCAAAGACCGAGTTAAGAAAAGAATTGGATCTTTACAGAACCCTGATAGACAATAACGATCTACAGGAAACCATCGCAGAAAAAATTCTTACAGAAACAAAAAATCAACACAATCAAATCAATCAAGAACAACTTTTCAAAGAGCAAAGTATTACAATATCAAAAATAAACAAGGGGTTGTCTAAAGGCGTTTTTAACAATTTTGTTCCAAACTATAAGCACTTAGCTACGATTTCACAAGTTTTTGGAGACACGCAAGAACCAAAAACAAAAGTACTTTTAGAGACACAGATTGTTGAAAGATTGACATCCAAACCACAGGTTGCTAAAGAAACCCCACAAGTTTCTTCTTTAGTGGTTAAAAGCTTTACTAAAAGATTTAATGATTCTTACTCTACACTACTTGAAAGCCAAAAGCAACTACTTTCTAAGTATATTTCTTCTTTTGCTGATAACAGTTTGGAATTTAACTTTTATTTAAGTGAAGAAGTGGGTCGTTTAAAAGAGGTAATCATCAACGCTCGAAATCTAGATGAAACACAAAATGATAAAAATATAAAAGAAAACCTTTCAAAAGTACACAGTATTTTAGAAAACATTAACAAAGAGCCGATTAATCAAGCCACTCTTTATAAGGTATTACAAATACAAGAGTTAGAAAAAGAGATTGTATCATAATGAAAATCACAATAGATAATAAAAAACCAGTTCGTATTAAAATAGATAAGCCTGATGCAGTTGTAGAGCTTAAAGCAAGAAAGACTATGGCTGGTGATATTATGATATTTGATCATCCGGATATTGACATCCTGGTTTCACCTTCAAAAAACAAAATCTTTGCTCTTTCTAAAGATCGCTACGGTGATCACGTATATGCCACACAATCTAGAATGTTTGAGTACCTTTCAAAGCATGGTGTTGTAGATCCAGGTAAAGTTAGGGGAGGTAATGTTTTTGGTTCTCTAGAGGGTACAATACTCATACCAGAAGAAAAACAAAAAGATGTTAGCCCCATTGACGTTACTGTTTACTCAATTGCAAAGTTTCTACACAAAGAAGCCCCAGGTGTTAAAGCTTACAGGGATTACGAAAACAGCTTTGATAAAAACTTAACCGATCCATCTGATGATGAAACGACTCGACTAGGAAAAATCCCCCATGAACCAAGACAAGGCACCAATAATACCTATCCAGGTTCAACTGCTGCCTATGGTCTTGTCGGCTACTACTACGAGGAATAAATGAATTTATTACATTTTGTTTTATGTGCTTACGGTCTAACAATGATCGTTGTCTACGGTTCTATATTCGAAAGATTTAGACAACTAATGGACAAAGCAGGATTTTATGGGAAGCTTTACAGGTGTCCTCTGTGCTTTGGTTTTTGGGCTGGAGTGTTTTTATGGAGCATAAACCCTTTTACAGAACTATTTACATTTGACTATAGTTTAATAAATGCTTTTCTTTTGGGGTGTTTGTCCTCTGGAACGAGTTATTTATTAGCAATGCTCGTGAATGACTTTGGTTTAAAAGTAAACCAAAAGGAGTAAAAATGCGTAACGAATGGACTTCTAAGTGGAAATTACAACCTGTCCGTCGCTGCTGCAGCGGATCAATAATCGGGCGGGTAACGCCCGCTATATAGGAGACAAAAATGAAATTAACTGAATCACAACTACAAGATATCATTAGCGAAGAAATTCAAGCAATGATCGAAGAAGGTGAGATAGATGAGGGCTTTTTAGACCGTCTCAAGGCAAGAGCCAGAGGTGGTATTAGCGGAGTTGGAGATAAATTACGTGGTGCTGCTACCGGCGCCATAGGTAAAGTTGCTGGCTTGGCAGATAAAGAAACAGCAGAATTTGCCAAAGGTCGCGCTGGAGCATTAAAGCAACAAGCGGCAGAAAAAGCGAAAGCTGGTCGTGTTATGTCTATTCTAATGAGTCATGTTAAAGATTTGGAAAATGACTTGAAAAAGCTTGACATTCCCGTAAAAGGAGAATTAGGACAAGCAGTCAGTAGACTAAGAACTCAAATAAGAAAATCTGCTGGCACTTTAGGAAAAGAAGACGTTCAGCAACAATTTGCGCCAAGAAGAAGAGAAGAATAATAATGGCTAAACAGCTTTTACGAGAATTTTTTGAACTTAAATGTGATGATCGCGGCTGTCGTGATCTTTTAAATGAAGGCGAAAAGAAAATGCTGTCAGAGGGTTTTCTTGTGTTTCCTGCTAAATTACAACAATGTAACGTCAGGAATGGAAACGGTAGGACTTATCCTCGTGATGTCCTAGAAAGAGAAGTTGAAAATTATCAAAAGCTGATTAGAGAAAATCGTGCTATTGGTGAATGTGATCACCCAGATGATTCAGTTATAAATCTTAAAAATGCTTCTCACATGATTACAAGAATGTATTGGGATGGCGACAGTGTATTGGGGACTATAAAAGTCCTCAAGACACCTTCTGGTGAGATACTTAAAGGTCTTTATGAAAGCGGCGTGCTTTTTGGTTTTTCATCTAGGGCGATGGGATCATTAAAAGAAAGTCGCGACTCTGAAGGTAATTCTATTCAAGTGGTTCAGCCAGATCTACAACTTATTTGTTTTGATGCTGTATCGGAGCCCTCATCTCCTGGTGCTTATATCATGGATGGACAAAATGGTGGCGTAAAACTTCGCATGTCAGAGAATAAATCAAAAGAATTTTTTACAAAAGGCGATAGAATCAATCGCGCACTAAATGAAATCTTAAAAGGATAAGCTTAAATTGAAGATTACTAAGCAACAATTAAAACAGATTATTCGCGAAGAACTTCAAAAAGAGGGCTTCTTAGATAAACTCAAGGGTGTGTTTGGTGGTAAAAGCGAAGAAGAGAAAGCAGAAGACGCCCAAGCGCTTAAGCAAATAGAATCCATTTATGATAAAAATAAAGATAAACAATTTGATAGACCAGGAAACTTTATGGACAAAGCTGGGTTAATTGCTTTTGCCCAAGCCTTCGCACTTAGAAATATGAACAAGCCAGCTGGTCCTGGAG